TAGCCGTCTAGAATCGCGACCAGTTTTAAAATGGCCCTTTCCGGTCAGTCTCGTATGCGAAAAAGCCCGGCAGGCCCCACGCGCTGCCGGGCTCTCTTGCTATGGGTGTTACAGCCAGACGCGGCGGCCGAACAGCATGCATACCGCGAACACCACGAGCTTAATCAGCAGCTCGAAAAGCTCCCAGGCGATCACGAAGAACATGTACATTACGAAGATGGTAATGCCTATTGCCGCATCCATTACTTCCCGCTCCCGTTGCTGCTGGCCTTACGTGCGGCCTTGAAGTCTTCCACGAGGTAGGTTATGTCCCCACCGCCGGGATACTCGGCCAGGTAGTTACCGATATGGAAGAATGTCGTGTCGTCGGCGTAGTCCTCAGTCTCGGTCGTGAAAGACTTGTTGATGTAGGTCGTACCGCCGCCTACCGCGCATACGATACGCCGCGTCACGATGTTGTAGACGTAGGTAGCGCTCCCTTCCTTCATGTCATCGTCAGACCAGCCAGCCGCCTTAGCGGCTTCCCGGTTAGTAGTGCGCCGGGCGATCTGGTATAGAAGGCAGGTCGGGTCGTACCGCTTGCCGAAGCTTGACGTGACGCGGGACTCGGCCGGCATGATCCAGTACTCGAAGCTAGGTGGCGTGGCTTCCTTCTTTGCCCTTGCCTCGGCTCGCTCGCGCTCTTCTGCTGCGACCAGTTCTTTCCGGAGTTCTGCTGCCGACTTCGCCATTCGCTTGCCTCTCTTTGGCGCCGGATTCCCGGCCTACCTCAATTATACCCTACCAAGAACTAAAAGGGAAGGGCTGGGGAGGAACTGATTAGGCCCGCCTGCGCGCGGCGGCCACTGGGGGAGGGGTTTAACGCGCAGGCGGGGGCTCTAGGGTTGGATTCAATTGGGATTAGGCAATAAGAGAGCCCGGCCAGCCGCCAGGGCCAGCCGGGCCCCATTCCTACTAGTCGATGTCGATAACGCCAGACTCGACGGTCTCACTCGACAGAGCGCCGCCGTTGACGCCCTGAGCCCAGGTCTTGACTCCGTGGTTGTTCGCGAACGCCCATTCCACGACGACGCCCGAGTACGGGTTGCCGAAGGGGATGGTGAACGTGAGGTCGGCCGCGTGGTGGCGCCGGTCGATCCGGTCAGTCGAGATCTGCGCCTTGTAGTTCAGGACGGTCCTGAACGTTCCAGCCGGGAGGCTCCAGGTTCCCCTCGTGTTGTTGGAGTCGCGGAAGTAGCCGTGCGCCGAGCCGTCATAGGCGATGCGGCCGGACAGGTTGGCGGAGTAGGCCGGGATGGCCCACGAGCCGTAGGTGATGTTGAGAGTAACGTGGTTGCCGCGGATGTCGCCCGCGACGGACCAGTTGTCGGAGGGGACCGGGTTGTAGAAGCCGGTGCCCGTGAACTTGACTTCGTTGTTAGACACGGCCGCGAGGATTTCCCCGGCGTTGAGCGTATGGTTGTACTGGTTGCCGGACGCCCACACCGTGAGTTCCTCGGACGCCCCGGTGTTGAGCGACCAGACCCTCGACGGGCTTGCCACGGAGAAGTTCGTGTAGTCCACGAACCCCTTGTGATAGCCGGGCGCGTTCGCGTTGACGGTGGCGAACTGCTCGTTGCTTCCTGAGAGCAGCTCCACCGCCGCGGTTGCGTGATCTGGACGATCGTGATGGCGAAGTGGAGCGGCCGAAGCCGTTGTCGCCATTGCCGCCGAGGTGGCGACTGCGGCCATTGCCGCTCCTGCTACTAGTACTGCCTTACGCAGAGACATGAGTCTCCCTTTCTCTCCTGGGTATTTCCCAGGAAGTCTAATAGGCCCATCTTTGCCCTGATCTCTGGAGCGGCCGGGCCTATGTACTTCAGCTCGCCTTTCCTCATCCATGACCAGGCGCTTACCCATATCTGGTTCATTGGGATGCTCGGGACGTTGACGCACAGTGACCAGTCTGGGCCAGTTCCGCGCGAGAGAACTATGAAGCGTATGACTTGCGGCTTCCCGTTCGGGGGCTTTATAGTGCGCTCCCATTCTTCGCCGCGTCTCGGAAGTCCGCCCGGAATTGTCATCATCCCGTGAACTTCGCTTCGATGACGTTCGGAGACCTGGAGCCGCCGCGCTTGTCTTCCTTCGCACGCCGGGCGAGTTCACGGCGGATAGCGGCGCGGTGTTCGGCCGACATGAAGAAGGGGTTACCTTCCATGAAGTCCCGCGGTGAGTAGCCACGCGGGTAACGGTAGCTGTTCTTGCCGGAGTCCAGGGAGTAAGAGCTAGTCATCACTCGCGTCCGGACTACGTCACACCCACGCTGGCAACGGCCGGTCATGGCGAACGACCCGTGGCGGATTCGCTCGATCGAGTCGTACAGGTCCGCGTCCCAGATATGACCGAGATCCCAGCACACTAGGACCACGGTGTCGGTTCTCTCGATCCACTTTCGGAATCCCGGTTCTAGCATTACATTCTCCGACTTTCTATGAGAAGAGGTACGGCGGACTGGCGAGGGCGGGAACCCATGGGACCCAGAACCGCCGTACCTCACGGGGTGTGGTACCGGTGGAGTCACACCATAGCCTCGCCTCCCTCCCTCTCCGCGAGCTAAGGCTATCCTACCCTACCCAGGGCCTATCAGGGAAGACCTAATTATATGGCCAGAGTTCCTTGATGAAGTCGGGGTTTTCACGAGCCCGGCGCAGCGCGGTTATGGCGTGCCGAAGCGCAGCGCGGATATGGGTGCTTCCGGCCACCCAGAGTCCCCACTTATGGAGCCGGTCGTCAGTCGCGGTTGAGAACGCCAGGGAGCGCGACTGGAAGTGGAGTGTTGAATCTCCAAGCTGTCCTTGTTCTAGAAGCAATTCCAGTTGGGCGCCTATGCGTACTGGGGACAAGGTTTCCGGATCTGTCGAATGGAAGCGCGGGTCCTGATCCCATGCTTCACAGATTACGGCCGGACCGGTCTTGTAGTCAAGAGACTGAATTTCCCGCGCCAGACGAGCAATCTCAATTGACTGGCCAGCTTCCGGCCCGTTGAACTCACCGTAGTCATGCTCTACAATCTGGGACGGCCCATCGCCATACATACAATCCCGCGGCACCGTTATGTTATACCAGCCAGTCGTGCCGCCGGGGTCGATGCCTAGGACGTGGAGATACTTCGATGACACCTGGAACTCCCGGTTGCCGGATATACTATCCATTATCTGTCGGTAGGTTCTAGATGGCATATCCCTCCCTCCAAGGTGCTGGGCCGACCGACACTGTCTCTGCCATCACCAGTACCGGCCGGCCCAGACGCATCCCAGGAAGTCGGATAACCGGGACGACGCCTTTCGAGTATACTAGAACGGGACGGATAAGGGAAGAGGTGATTTAATGCCGGTTCGATGGAAGGAAATGATACCTTGGTACCCAGGGTACTTTATCAGCGATAGTGGGGAAGTTACTGGACGTCGAGGCCACGCGATTTCCCCGCAGGTTGCTCCTAATGGCGGTGTACGGTTTGGAGTTATTGATGCCGAAGGCAAGTTTAGGCTGATCCGCGCCAGCCGTATGGTATGCTGGTTCTTTAATGGTCCATACCCTGACGACGGTAATGAGTACCAGGTATGGCATAAAGATAATGACCCAGGGAATAACAGCTACCGGAATCTTGAGTGGAGACTTCCGCGCCAGCGTCAGTCGTGGACAGAGGTTACCATTTCTGTTAGTGATCTCCCTATGGCATATCTTGGGCAAATACGAGTTCCAGATATCCGGGGATTCCGGACGCACGTCTTTGATCCTGAAAAACTTGGACAGCTAATGCGTGAACGCGGGATGACCGGGCGGCAGCTATCGGCAATTTCCGGAGCCAGTACTCCTTCCATCAGCGAGTGGCTTAACGGCAGGAAGGTGCCTAGTGCAAGAAACATCCTTGCCATAGCAGTAGCTCTTGATGCTGACGTTGGCGACTTTCTGACCGTTCGCTAATAGCGAACGCTGAGTTCCTGACTAGACTTTCCCGTTAACCGGGCGTATACTAGAACGTTACCGAAAGTTTAGATTGGCGGGCCAGAGTCCGAAGCTCTGGCCCGCCCTGAGACGGGGAGGGTCGTCTCATTAACGAGTATACCGGACGGCGCGGTGAAAGTAAAGCGCCTTTTCGGACAGCTGCCGCTTACTACCGCGCCATAGGATGGACGGGCACTATTCCCGTGACCCGTCGCGGAACAAAAGCGCCTCTGGCCAAAGGGATAACAGGACACGCTGGCGTCGATGCGACAGACGAGCAGCTTCTGGCTCTTATTTCGGAATTCCCTACCGCTAATATAGGGATTCGCCTACCCTGGAACATAATTGGTATTGACGTTGACGCTTATGATGGCCGGCAGGGCGCGGTAACAATGGCCGATGTCACTAGCCGTCTGCTATGTCCTCTGCCATTGACCTGGCGCTCGACGGCGCGCGAGGATGGCGTGTCGGGCATCTACCTGTTCCGTGCGCCGCGTGGAGATCGGGAGGTATGGGTCACTGATCTTGGTGTTGGCAGTGGAGTAGAGATTGCGCAGTTCCATCATCGCTTCGCAACAGTACCGCCGAGCATTCATAACTCGCTAGGAGTTCAGTACCATTGGTGGCGTGGCGATTACCTGGCTAAGCCTCCATCGCCAAATAACTTGCCTGAGCTTCCCGAAGAGTGGAACTTGTACCTCCGTTCGCCACGCGAGTATGTTGTACGAGCAGGGGCCGATCTGCCAGAAGTCGCCGAGTGGTTCGCCCGTGTGTCTGGCGGCTCGATGTGTAGATTCATGGCTGCCGCGGCAGATCTGGAGGCAGCAAAGGTCCGCGTCGCGGCAGACATAGGTGGACTTCATGATGTTCTCGTCGCAGGGGTGACGTACTTGTGCATGAACGCCGCCGAGGGGCACCGCGGTCTGTCGCAGGCACTTAACATTCTTGAATATGAATTCGCACGCTCTGGCCGACGCCGGAACCTTCGATCTGAATGGAACGGCGCAGTCAATACTGCAATGGCTAAGGCCGCTGCCGGTCACCAAGAGGAAATCGATGTGTGCTCAGTAGAGAGTGGCAATTGGAGGAAGACATCATGAGTGATAACGGCCGTCCACTTCGAGGTGGGATAAGCGATGCTGATGACCCACTCAAGTCGGCCGTCACTCCAAGCGCCGCAAGAGACAAGCAGGTAAGAGAGCGGGCTGATCACTTCCTGCTCAACGACGAAGCGCGCGAGTTCAATGCGAACCGCGCCGGCAGTAATAGTGAATTCGTATGGGTTGACTGGGATGATGTAAAGCCACTCGTCAGCATCCCGCTTGATGAGGATGGGGTATTCCTTACGCAACGCATTCACTGGATAAGCGGGCGAGCTGGATCGGGCAAGACAATGCTAGCATACTGGAAGCTAATCCAGCTAGCCAAGCGCCGGATCCATTCAGCTATATATGAATGTGAAATGGGCGAGGTCCTGGCGATGGGGCGTTTTCAGATTCTAGGGGCAACACAGCGCGACCTAAAGTACATCCATTACGCCAAGGCAGCGATGGACGGAACTGTCGTCAATCTTGCCCGTCATGGGCGGGCATTCTGCAATATGGCGATGGATCAAGGTATTATGAATATTGTATATGATGCGCTCAATCCCCTGCTCGTAGCATCCGCGCTTGATGAGAACAAGGCGTCTGATGTACGGCAGTTCGTTACGGCGGCGTGCTACCCGATGTCTCTGGCCGGAGGTCTGGTGATAGTTCTAGACCATATGGGGCAGTCAGTGTTTGACCGTGCGCGTGGAAGTTCGGACAAGGCAGCAGCTTCGCATGTAGACCTTACTCTGCGGAAATCGAGCAATTTCGCGCTTGGTATGAGCGGTGCGATCGAGCTAACTTGTAACAAAGACCGTACAGGATCAATCATCCAGGACTCTACTTTGCGCATAGATATCATGGCTGGACCAGGCGGAACGATCCAGCTAAAGCCTCGTGAATGGGAAGACCTTAACTTCGGCGACATTGAACCAGAAACGATTCGCGCTCGCGGGCGACGTGGCTCTACACAGCAGAAAATTATAGCTTATGCCAGGAGAATTGGAGACTGTTTTACGATAGCAGAAGTCGCCGATGAGCTAGGGATTACCATGGAATCCGCTAGGGGAGCAATCAACAGAGGTCTGAAGGCAGACTCAGATGGAAAGATAGCTTTTGTTAGTACTGGCAATGGTTTTTATGAGCTTGTAGAGGATGCTGCGTGACTACGTTCGGACGAACGTCTAGGGCGTTCGGGCGACCGGATGTACTGGGTCCCGGCTCGGCTCGGTTCGTTCGGTTCGGGAGTCGCTTTAGCGGCGACCCGAACGAACGAACGAACGAACGGCCCGTACATCCGAATTCAAAACGGAAAGGAACAGTAATGTCTAGGCCAAGGATTCAACTCTGGAGTCTCGTCGCGGCGATGCTACTGCTGCTTATAACAGGTACGGCGTCGCACCATCCTCACCACCGGCCACCCCCGCCATCGCCGTCGCCTACACCAACCCAAACCGTTCCGGGCGGAACGGCATGGACATCGTCGGCGCAGTACGGAACATACTCACAAACCGTCGGGGGCATTACGTACCACTGGAATAACGATGCGTGGTGCTCTGGGCACGGGCCGCAGACGATCTCGGTGAACTCGCCGGGGGACTGGGGATCGACCTCTTCCCAGGTGTTCTCGACGGACTGCTGGGTACAGACATACCCACATATCGGATGGTGGGGAGGGGCGCGGTTGTCTGCGCTGCCGGCGCTTACAGGTTCTGTCGCGGAAACTGGCCCTGGGTACGGCGGCTCTCTACAATGGGAAGCGGCGTACGATGTGTGGCTCAACGCTTCTGCGCCCGGCGCGGATAATGGCTATGAGGTAATGATCTGGACGGACACGTCTGGAGTATCACCGGGTGGCGCGGTTCTTGCTACTCCCACGATCGATGGAGTCAAGTACAAGTTCTATCAGGGGCCTGGAGGCAATGGCCAGGCGTCATGGTTTGTACGAGTCGACAATGCGTCGGCGACCGTAACGGACGTCAGCGCATTTCTGCGGTATGCGATCGCATACGTTGGAAATTATTCCGGGGCTGCCGATCCTGTGGTGTCGACTGTCGAGTTTGGGTGGGAGGTGTGGGGTACTGGCGGGGCTGCTGTTCCATTCCATGCCTCGTTCGCTCTGACCGGGACCTAACTTGATGTAGATCACATCGCTGTCGTCGATGTCGGTGACGCGACGGCCGAGTCTGATTGTTACCATATCAGAGTCCTTGTCTTCGCTGATGTCGGAGACTTCCCAGTATGGTCCTGCTGTTTGGTACTGGACCAGGACGGCGTTTTCCAACTTGATGCGCTGAAGCCTGCTCACTACGCCGGAGACTGATAGTGCGAATCCGGAGAATGGAGTGAGGATAATACTCTTCTGGTTTCCTTTGCTGAGCTTGCGCAAAGACCGAATGTGAAGAGTCTTGCCCTGCTTTGTTTCTGTGACGATGATTTTGTCCTGGTCGAGTTTCTGGAGCTTGATGAGCAGATCGCTGGCTATCACTGGTGTTCCTCCCTCGGGTCTCCTCAATATTATACCTTACCAGTAACCTGCCAGGGAATAGAACGAGTTTTCGATTGTTCTCGATTGTTCGAAAAGAAAGTCGAATCGGTTCTGCAGTAGACATCCAGGGTCTGGTTAGGATATACTCGGGCTTGTGCGAGGATGCTGCGAAGGTGGTGATCTAGGGTGGAGGGTCTGAAGTTTGTTGACCCACGGATGGTTGATGCGGGTTCGTCCCTTGACCCGTCGTCATGTGGATGTAGCATTCCTCGCGATGGTGCCAGCCGGTCGTGTGCGTTCTTGCACCAACACCTACGTCACTACCATCGGCTGCCTAGGGCCGCGCCATGAGCCGTGGTTCCTGGCGTACGACGCCCCTGCCTTCTGGGTGGGGGCGTCTACGCACATTGGTCCTGGTGCGAGATCCTGTCTGCCGGTGGGGGATGTTGCCCGGCGAGGTGGGCCCGTGCCACCAGGATGCGACGGAAGCTGACCATATGGGCGAGCCCTGGGACCACCGGCCCGAGATGCTGCGTGGGCTTTGCCATCCGCATCACAAGAAGCGCTCGGACGCACAGGGGCGTGCTGTTAAGGCGGCACGACGCTCGGCGCGGTTCCTGCCCATAGAGCCACATCCAGGGTTTGTGCGCAAGGGAGATGCGTTGTTATGCCTCCAGCACCATTTACGCCTATTCAGAAGCACCGTTCGCCGGGCGCGGGTGAGAAGGCATGTCCGCCCTGCTCTGGCATGGGGTCGATCGATACGCACGTATGCAAGACATGTCATGGCGCTGGAGTAGTGCCTAGCGACTGGAAGCCGGGAGACGGACCCGTCACGCCTGGCGATAAATCAACCAACAAGGGAACAAGCGGTCCAAAGGGACGGACTGCGTAACAGGAAGGACAGTATGCCATGGGCTGGAGACTAGTTCTTGTGCCTGCGTATGTGCCGGGGAGTCCGCCCGGCAAGCCGACACATCCGATCGTGCTACCGCCAGAATCTGAACTACCGCCATGGGCTCCGGGGCACCCCGAGCACCCGATCCCGCCGACCGTGTGGCCCAACCCGCCCGGCCAGGGCCCTGGGAACCCGCCTGGGTTCTGGGGCGGCACGCCACCGGAGTACATCGACATCGGCCTGCCCGGCCCGCAGCCGCCTAGCGGCGGTGGCTCGCCGCCCGGCTTCTGGGGCGGACGGCCGCCCGAGTGGATCGACAACACGCTGCCGCAGCCGCAACCTCCGGGTGGCGGCGGGGCACCGCCTGGGTACTGGGGCGGCGTAGCACCTCCGTGGGTGGACACCACACCGCCGCAGCCGCAGCCGAGTCCAGGCTGGCCTCCGGTCGTGATGCCGCCCATCTACTACCCGCCGACGGGAGGTGGTGGTGGTGAGCCGCCCGGCTACTGGGGTGGCCGGCCGCCCGAGTATGTGGACATCGGACTGCCCCTGCCGCAGCCGCCGCCCGGCCACGTCATGCCGCCCATCTACCTGCCGCCCGTGGTGTGGCCGGACCCGCCCGAGGGACTGCCGTCCTTCGACCCGGACCAGATCCCCGGCCACCCGGACCTGCCGGACCTGAACCACGGCGTCTGGTACTGGGTCGACAACGACGGCGCGATGGAGCGCGCCTTCATCGCCCAGGTAGTGCGGCCGGGACACGACCTGCCTGGGTACCAGCCGAAGCTGCCGCCGGAAGAGGCGCAGCCCGGCAACTGGGTCGTGTGCCTCGTCAACGCGCAGCGCCCGGCCTGGGCGTGGGTTCCGACGCCGGTGCCGGAGACCTCGCCAGATGACCCGCACGTGGAGCACCACGACAAGGCCGGGTCCGGTTCCAAGGCCGGCAAGGCGTAGCAAGGAGTCGATGTGGCCAAGAAACGGCCTGAGGAACGTACGGGCGCAGCTGCCGGGGCGATCAACGACCCGCGCTTCATCGTACTGTCGCAGGGAAGATCACTTCGGCATGGGATTCCCATCCCGGAAGTGAATCCTCAGTGGCATCCTCAGGCCCGCTCTTGGTACAACGCTCTGAAGCTCTCTGGACAGTCAAGTTTCTATGAGGCGTCTGACTGGGCGACCGCGGTGCTATGTGCCCAGCTCTATGACATGTTCATGAGGACCAGGTCTCCGCAGTTCATGGCTCATTTCGTCAAGCTGTCGGCGCAGCTTGGAGTAACTATTGTTGATCGTAAGCGTAACCGTATTGAACTTGATGACCCTGACGTTTCCGATGTCGATGAAGAGGCTGCTGACGAAGCCGTTATCAAGTGGCACGGGCGGCTCGGACTTGTTGAGGGGAGTGGCGCGGATGGTTAACTTCAACCCCGGTGAGTTTAGGGGATTCCACGGGCGCTGGGGTGCGGGAGGTCCGCATCACCCTCACCTTCGGCATCTCAAGGGTGGCAGAAGAGGTGTGGCTGGCGCTGTTGCTTCTTCTGAGAGGATTACGCACGAAGAACTGGCAGCGGCGAAGCAGGCTGTATCCGACAGGAGAGAGGCTGCGCGATCTGTCGAGCATTTGATTAGCGGCGGACATAATTTTGCGCCCGCTGCTGGATCAAAGCATGAGAGGGCATTCAACAGGGCGGATCGGGAGGCAGCACAGCGGACTTCGAAAGCACAGGCTGAGGAGCGGAGAGCACTTCGCGATACGAATGCTGCGCACAGCAGGTCGGCTATTACACGGAACAAGAGCCGTAGCCGTGGGCGTTATGGTCGTGGCCGTTATCTTGCTCGTCATCTTGGCGGAGGCAGGCATGGCAGCGCTCTTCAGCTTGCTAGGTTCGGGATGCTTTTGCATCACAAGAAGACAGCCGCCAAGGGTAAGATACCGGCTGCTGGGCCAAAAGCAAGTAAGCTACCAGTAATAAGGAAGCCAGCAGCAAAGAAAAAGGCTGCCGTCAAGAAGCCGACCACCAGGGCTCCGAGAGTCATAAAGCCGCCCAAGGCCCCAACGGGCAAAGTGACGGGAAGGGCGACCGCCGGTAAGGGCAAGGGTAATGCGCAGGTCGTCAAGCCGTCAGCTGAAGTTATGGCAAGACTGAAGGGTTATACTGCTGTCCCGTCCACAAGGCAGGCCAACCCGACAAGTTCTGGATCTAGAACGACGATGCTTGGATCAACCAAGTTGAAGTAGTGCCGGGAGGTGTGATGTGGCTTATGTGGCTCCGCGTGATCGTCTCGTCACCCTACCGGAAGGAGTTCCCAAGCTAACACTTGGCTGGGAAGCAATCCACTGGGCATCGAAGTACCTGAAGCAGCCAGATGGTCCTGACGCGGGGCTGCGATGGGAGTTCACCGAGTCGCAAGTCCGGTTCCTGCTGTGGTGGTATGCCGTTACGGAATCGGGGCGCTGGCTTTTCTACCACGGTGTGCGGCGCTACCCAAAAGGAGCGGGGAAAAGTCCCTTCGCCGCAGTGCTAGCTATGATCGAATTGCTCGCACCAGTTCGGCTCGAAGATTTCAAGCCGAATATGCCAGGCGGCTGTGTGGGACGGCGAGTCGCTATGCCGCTCGTGCAGATCGGGGCGTCATCCCATGACCAAGCAAACGTCAACACAATGCGCATGGTCCGGGCTCTCCTTCCAAAGAATTCGCGAATCCTGCGAGACTATGACGTCGATGCTGGCAAGACAATCTTCCATACGCCCGGCGGTGGCCAGCTCATGGTCATCACGTCTTCTCCCACTACCGAGGAAGGGGCGCTGGTCACGTTTGCGATTCTGGACCAGACGGAATCGTTCACGTCGTCCAACGGTGGAGTTGACCTTGCCGAAGTTATGGACCGCAACGTCGGCAAGTCTGGGTCGCGGATCATCGAGACCTCGAACGCCTGGGAGCCGGGGAGGGAAACCGTTGCTGAGACAACGTTTGATGCGTGGGTGGCGCAGGAGGAAGGGCGTCTCAAGGGGAAGGGTCGCATTCTATATGATGCGCGCATGGCCCCTCCTGATGTCGATTTCGATGACGTCGCATCGATTCGCAAGGCTGTCGAGTTTGCTTATGGCGATGCTTATTGGGCTGATATTGAGGATATTGTGGAGAACCGCATCCTCTCGCCTCGCACACCGCTTGATGTCTCGAAGCGTTATTACCTCAATTGGCCAGAGTCTCCAGAAGACGCCTGGACAACCCAGCAAAAATGGGCCCGTATGGCCGACCCGGAGTTTCGCATTTCGGACGGCGACGATATCGTCATGTTCTTTGATGGTTCACGTGTGGAGGATGCTACAGCTCTGGTGGGCTGCCATGTGGAGTCTGGGTTCATATTCACGCTGGGTGTGTGGGAGCCTAGAGGGAGCAGATTCATCCCCGCTTCGGAAGTACACATGGCGATACAAGAAGCCAAGGAACGCTGGCATGTATGCGCATTCTTCGCGGACGTCAAGGAGTGGGAAGAATCGACCAAGATAACCTGGCGTGAGTGGTTCGAGGACTCGGTTGATGTATGGGCGGTGCCAGGAGGGCGCGATCCGCAGCCGGTAGCGTGGGACATGAGGTCGCACACCGCGGAGTTTACGCAGGCATGTGAGATGGTGCTGTCGGAGATCAACTCGCAGTCGCCGCCATTTGTACATGACGGGGACTCGGCGCTAGGGCGGCATGTTTGTAACGCACGGCGTCGGCCGAATAGGTGGGGAGTTTCTATTGGCAAGGAGTCGCCTAAGTCACCAAATAAGATTGACGCCTGCGTCTGTATGATTGGGGCACGACACGCCCGGCGTCTCGTCCTGGCTTCCAAGAAGTACAAGGAGCGCAAGGAAGCTGCTATTGCGAAGCGGGGCGGTCGTGTTTACTCATTCTCGTAGGGGGTTGCTGTGATACTAGGAACAACTACTGACCTTATTGAAACAGTCAACAAGGCGCTAGCGGCGCGCGAGCAGGAGCAGCACCGGCTACGTAGGATTGCTAACTACGTTCGTGGACGGCAGGACCCGCCGTACATCCCGCGAGGCGTAAATGCGGAGTATAGGTGGATCGCCAAGAAGGCACGGCGGAACTTCCTCCCTCTGGTGATCGATGTTATCTCAGAGAACCTGCACGTTGACGGCTACAAGCCATCCGGCAAGACATCGAATGAGCTAGCGCAGCCGCAAACGCCGCAACCGGAGTGGGAGGCTTTCCGCGCGAACCGAATGGTGTCACGGCAGCATGGCGTTCATCGCTCGGTGATAAAGTACGGTTCGGCGTACACCGTCGTGCTGCCGGGACAGATGACGTCTAATGAAGAGCAGATGTCGGACGTGCCAGTTATCCGGCCGGTGTCGCCTCGCCGGATGACGGCGTTCTATGCTGACGAGGTTGACGATGAGTGGCCGCAGTTCGCAATCGAGGTCAACATCCTCAACGTTCCGAACAGCACCTATGGCAGTACTGATCAGTACAGTGTCGGTGGCAGCACTGGCAAAATCTCGTCGCGGATGCTGGTGTACGTGTACGATGAGGCTAACCGCTACATCCTTACCGGACCAGTCGTGTCGGATATCTCCATGACGAAACTACAACTAGCAGATCCATCGGATGTCCTGCTCCAGGGACAGCCGGTTATTGCTTCGCACGGAATGGGGCTATGCCCGGTCGTACGGTTCTTGTACGAAGTGGACCTGGACTCGGAAGAGGATTGTGTCGGTGAGATCGAGCCGATCATGCCTATCCAGGACCAGATCAACTTCGATACGTTCAACCTTATGATCTCGACGCAGTTCGCCGCGTTCCGGCAGAGGTGGGTCTCCGGCATGGCGCCGGTCGATGAGGAAGGACGCGAGCAGGCACCGTTCCGGCCAGGCGTGGACCGCGTGTGGGCGTCGGACGACCCGGCCACCAAGTTTGGTGATTTCGGGGAGACGGCGCTACAGCCATACTCGACGGTACGTGAGGATGGCATTCGGCATATGTCTACGATCTCACAAGTCCCACCGTACCACCTCTTGGGGCAAGTCGCGAACATGTCGGCCGAGGCGCTAGCTGCGGCGCGGGATGGCCTTGATCGGAAGATTGAGGAGCTACAAGCCGGGCTTACGGACCCGTGGCGGAACGTGTTCCGGCTTACGTCGCTTGCCTCCGGCAACAAGGACGGCTGGAACGATCTGTTCGGAACTGTCGCGTGGAGAGATACGTCAGCCCGTGCGTTCGGCGCGACGGTGGATGGGCTCACGAAGATAGCCCAGATGCTAGGCGTGCCGGAAGAGGAACTCTGGTCGCGGGTGCCTGGAGCAACGGCCGATGATGTGGCGTCGTGGCAGCTCGCGGCGCAACGAGAGAAGGCACAGCAGATCCTACAGCAGTTGCTGAATCAGCAGTTGGGACTTGCTCCGTCTATGGCTCCTGGCGTTCCGGGGGCTCCTGGCGCTGCGCCTATGCCTGGCGGCGGCGGGGCTCCTGGGGCGGGCAATCCTCTCGGGA